GCCTGCCGCTGTTGCGCCTGTTGCAACGCCTGCTGTTGGGCCAGCATCGCCGCCATCGCCGGGTCCATGCCGCCGGGCTGCGCGTTCGGCGCCGGGTTGCCGGCCTGCCCCTGTTGCGGGTTGCCTTGCCCGTTCGCCGTCGGCGTCGTCAACGGCACGCCGGGCGCGCTTTCGTGGTCGGGGTCGTACAACCCTTGCGCCACCCCGTTGCGGAAGTATTGCTGCAGCATCCCGCTACCCGATCATGGCGAGGTTGAAGGTCCGGTCGGTGGTCGCGGCGCTGGCGTGGTTGACCGTCAACAACCCCTTGGCCACCGTCCACCACGTCGTAGGGATCGCCGCCGCCGCGCTGGCCGTGGTCGGCGTCAACGCGACCGTCATGGCGATGCTCATGCGCGGATCGGCCGCCGTGGTGACGGTCGCGTTCGGCGTTAGCGTCACCTGTCCGTTGCAGTCGAGCTGACCGCCGATGAGGCGGTTCACCGCCTCGGCCAGCATCCTCAGGTGCGTCGCCGGATCGGTCATGGACACCGCCACGCGCGGGCGGCCGACGTTGACGCCGGGAGAGGTGAACATCGGCATCAGCGGGTGCCCGCCGGGACGATGGTCGGTTCCACGCCCTCAATGTGCGTCCACACCCCGCCGGCCGGCTGGCTCACCCGGGCGCTAACATACCGACTCTCGACCCGCTGCGGGGCTTCGCCGCGCGGGTTGGCGGCCACGTCCGGCCCGTAGCTCTGCGCCACCTGCAGCGTGTTGCGGAACGCCATCTGCACCGAGGGGCTGCCGCCGTCGACCAGCGGCCGCGCCGAGCGCACGAAGCACCGCCCGCCCGGCACCGGCTGCAACTCGGCCGTGCTGGCCACCGCCGCCAGCGCCGCCCCGCCGACGCCTCCCATCTCGACTAAGTTGCTTGAGGGATCGAGGAACCCCGCGCGCGGCGGCAAGCCGACCTGGTGGATGAAGTCGAACGCGAACCGCGCGCTCACCTTCGCCGTGCTCCACCGGTCGAACGCCCAGCAGTAGACCAGGGTCATGTCGGGGATCACGACGCCGCCCGGAAACAGGTTGGCGGTCGAGACGAACAGCCACGCGACGCTGCGGCTGATCGGCGAGCTGTAGGCGAACACCGCGCGCGGATACGGCAGCGCGCCTACCTGCCCCGGCGGGTTGCCGACCCAGTTGGCCAAGAACCAGCGATCGACCCGCCCCGCCCCGATCGGTGTCGCGACCGCCCCGTCGAACGAATAGAACCCATCTTCGGCGAGGTAGTAGACCTTCGAATTGTCCACGATCACGCTGCCCGGCGCGACGCAGCCCTTGACGCCGACGGCCGGCGGGAACTGGAAGATGTCGGGCGGGCCGGTGTAGATCACCCGTTGCACGCCATGCTGGTACAGGATCGCGCCGTCCGCGTTGGCGAGGTTGGACACCACGCCGGTGATCTGGCCGAGCGGCCCGGCGCTGTCGTTGTAGTCGCTTTCGGCGATCTGCGCCGCCGCCGTGCCTGGGGCCGGCCACGTCATCGGGTCGTTGATCGCCGACCACCACACCCGCCAAGGGGCCACGCCGCCAACCGGGTCGTTGGTCCGGCCAAGCATCAGGAAGCTCTTGACCGTCGCCGCGAACGAGGCGATCGGCGCGCCGGCGGGAAGGGTGGCGAACGCGGTGTTGGCGGTCATGTCGAAGATCGCCGGCACCGAGCCGCCGGTGGCCGCCACCACTTGGTTCTTGAACTGGGCGAACTGCCAGAAGCGGATGCCGGTGGACGCTTGGATGGTCGCCGTGCCGGTCACGTTAGCCCAGACTCCCGTCGCAACCTCAAGCCGCCACAACGCGGTTTGCGAGCCGGCGAACACCCAAGAGGCGCCCGTCACCGATTGCACGCCGATCGCCTGCAACAGCGCGTCCGGAGGGGCGGCGGCAACCAGGTTCGGGCCGTAGAACGGGCCGTAGGACGAGGCGGAGCGGGGGATGACGTTGATCGCGACCGCCGAGCCGCCGTGCAACGGCGACGCGTCCGGCATCCATTGCGCCATGGGGATTATCGGCATCAGTAGTAGCTCCGGACGCGGATGCGTCCCGGACCGGCCTGCCGCCGCGTCGTTTCGGCCCGCAACAGCATCAGCGCCCGCGCCTCTTCGCCATCCATCTGTTGCGCGTAACCGGGGTCACGGGTGATGTGCCGGGACAGCGCCGCCTTCGCGCGGCTGCGGATCATCTGTTCCGCGTCGTCGAGCCACGGGTTCTGGTCGGTGGCGGACACCGGGATCGGCCACCGCATCGTTGCCGTGAACGTCGCCGGGTAGGATTGGTCGGGCGTCGGATACAACCGGATCACCTGCCCCACCCAACACCAGTCGGTCGGCATCCCGCGCCAGCGTTCGGCCACCGCGATCTCCTCCATCCAGGCGGGGGTGCGGGGAAGCAGCGTGTAACGGTTGGCCGACAGCAACACCGCGATCGTTTGGATGTGCGCCATGCTGCCGATCGGCGCGTAGTCGGCGGGCGAGTAGTATTCCTTGCCGGCGGAGAACGATAAGTTCCCCACGTCGTACGCCTCGTTGAACCAGAACGGCGCCCGCTCGTGGTCCCGCTGCGCGTCCTGGATGGCGTTCTGGATGTGGCTCGCGGTGATCGCGTCAGACACCATGTCGTCGGCGATGCGGGCCTGCATCGCGCCGAAGTTGCGAAGCGGCCTCGACGGGTCGGGCGCGTAGATCGGCAAACCGCTGGGGGCGTAGACCGGGCGGCCATCGGAACCGAGCAGGATACCCACTACGCGACCGGCACCTTGGCGGCGGCCGGGATCGCCGCGACGGGCGACCAAGCCCATATCTCGCGACCCAACGACGGCCCGCCGATGGACTTGGCGCAGTGGTCGGCGTTGATCCGGCCAGCGACGCGGCACGCCAGCACGGCCCATCGCTTGCCGGCCACGTTCGCCCGCGCGGTGCGGGTGGAAAGCGTCTCGTTAGGCGAGCCGAGCAGCGCCGTGTTAGCCGCCTTGTCGGCCAGCAGCGTCACGTTCAGGACGAGTTGCCACACCGGGTTGGTCATGGCGTGAGCACCGCCGCCGAACGGGCCGCCGTCAGCAACCCCAACGCCACGAGCGAGGCGTGCCCCGCGAGCGTCGCAGGGTCGTTCAGGTGCACCTGCCCGACGCTGGCCGTCAGCACGAGCAGGTCCATCAGCGCCAAGCTGGTTGACGTCGGCGGCTGGGCGGTGGCCGCCGCGTATAGACCCGCGCGTTCGGACGGGGTGAACCGGTGGAGGTAGTCGTAGGCGGTGAGGTTGCCGGGCGGGGCCATCGCCGGCGCGGGCGTGGGCGCGTTGCCGGCCGCAAGCCACGCGAGGTAGACGCCCCCGTCGGGGTTGCGCGCGTCGGCGGGCACGAACGCGCCGTCGGCGTCGCGGACTACCCCGCCACCGGATGTCAACGTGTACATCAGTTGTCCGCCGACGCGGCGTACGTCGCGTTGACGTAGCAAGCCCCGGTGACGGTCGCGTTGCCGATCACTTGCAACGCGCCCCGCTGGAAGGCGAGCGGCGTGATAGACAGGTTCGAGATGTTGGTGCTGGCGTTGAGGGTGACCAGCACCGTGGGCGGGACACGCATCGTCACGATCGGGGCCGCGACGGCGCCGAAGAACAGGCTAGCGGACTGGTAGCCCTCCAACAATATCTGTCCGGTCTGGTAGCTGCGCTGGCAGTTGGCTAGGTCGCGCACCGGGTCGCTGGCCTCCAACGCGGTGGCCGCCACGCCCACCTCGACCTGCATGCCGCGGAACTGCGCGGTGCCGGATTGCACGCCGACGTTGGCGGTGCCGGCCACGTAGGTGCCGGTTGACAGCAGGAAGGTGAACTGGGTCCAGTCGTCGCCGTTGGTGCCGAGCGTCATCCCGGCCAGCGACGGCAGCGCCACCACGGCGGTGTAGCGGGTCCATGCGGTAGTCAGTGCGAGCTGGGTCACGCCGATGTTGGTGACGTTGGCGCTGGGCGAGCCGCCGGTGCCGAAATACTGCAGCACGCTCAACCCGAGGTTGATGGCCGGACCGATCGTGCGCGCCCAGAACGAAAGCGCCACGGTCTTGCCGGATAGCCGTCGCAGCGTGTCGACGCGCTGGCCGAACGAGTCGAAGTCGTTGACGCCGGTGCCACCGACGAACGCGTATTGCAGCGCGACGGTCGCTTCGTCGTCGCTGAACGCCGCCCGGTCGGCGTCGATCAGCGCCACCGCCGTGACGCTTCGGCTGCCGGCCGGACTGCACAGGACGGTCCACCGATCGACGGTGTAGCCGGTTGCGGTCCACGGCCCGGGCCCACGTTGCTGCACGATGAAACGGGGGTTGTGCAGGTAGTTCCGCCCGATCGAGGGCGCGGCCGGCGTCACCGGTCCGGTGACGGGGAACGTGGCGGCGTAGTCGGTCCACACCGGGTTGCCGTAGGGGTCGGTGCCGGTCAGGCGCGCCACCGGAACGAGGTCGGCGGTGTTGACGAAGCCGGCCGCCGGCAGCTGGTCGATGCGCGGCACGGGCTATTTGCGCCGGTGCAGACGGCGGGGCGGGAACGGCGGCACGGTGTCGTTGACCGGCTCCGGCGACGGCTGGAACGCGGGCGGCGGGACCGATTGCCCACTGACGACCACGTGCCAATCGAACTCGGCTTGGATCGACCGCGTCTTCATGAACGGGCTTTGCCACCCGCACGAACACGTTCCGCGCCCGCCCCCGGACGCGGCGGGTATCACCCGCAACTCGTGACCGGGGGCGGGGCGCTCGAACGCGGAGGGCGGCGTGGGGGTGATCACCGCATCCGGCACCCCGGACGCCGCCCCGTAGGCTTCGCGCCGACGCCGGAATGGGAGCTGGTCCACTATTTGCCCTTGCTGGCCCCCTTGCTAGAGTTGTTGACGACCGGGGTCGTCTTCATCGCCGCCTTGCCAGGGCTGGATGTGGTGGAACGCACGCCCGAAGTGCTCTTGCCGGGCGTCATGTTGGATTTCAGGAAGCCGGTTTTTGAACCGCCGCTCTTGGCCATCGCATCGTCTCCGTTTTTGTGTGGGTGTCAGGCGTCGGCGTTGTAGGTAAGCGCGAACACGAACGACTTGGTTCCGACCGTGCCGCCGGCCGCGCCAGCCGCGACCGTGGCGAAGATGCGCGTGACGGTTGGAAACGTATAGCCGAGGATGCCGTTGGTGTTGGGCGCACCGACGTAGCCGCCGAGCTGGGCCACCGGAGCCGCCGCGAAGATGCGGACGGCGTTCAGCGCGTCGCCGACGTTGATGGTCAGCACGGTTCCGCTGTCGAGTTTGGCCGTGTCCATCTGGGCGCCCGAAAACCGGCACAGCGCCGGCACGTCAAGCAACTGGATGGTGTCACCGGCCGCCAGCACGAGGTTCGGACCCACCAACACCGTCGCAATCGTGGTGATGTCGTCGTCCTCGATGTACTTCGGCTCGACCGTGTTTATCCCGGTGATCGGGTTGAGGATCACCTTGTCGGAAAAGTAGTTAGCCATGTTTCGCCTCCTTCAACGGGTTTCTAGTGGGTCGCCGCAAACGTGGTCATGGTGATCGTGGCGAAATCCATGCCGTTGAACTGTACCTTTTTCATCCCCCAGATCAGGCCGGCGGCGACGCCGAACTGGTTGCCGTAGTCAAACGTTTCCTCAATCCAGGTGAACTTCTCCGGGCCGTTTTCGCGACCGTAGCCGATCACGGCGGCCTGCGCGCCGCAGAACACCGCGCGCCGCGTGTTCAACACCGGGACGCCGCCGACGTTGCCGTTCGGCACACGAACGTCCTCGTGGAGGATGACGCCGTTGTAGACGCCGAGGCTGCCGTCGAAGATCGGGTTGTCGGTGACTTCGCCACCGGTCATGGCGGCCTTCTGGATGTCCAGCCACTGGCCCGTCTGGGTGTTCGTCCGAAGGTCCGTTACCTGGGTCGGGTGGAGGAACATCACGTAGAAATCCTTCCCCTTGATCTTCAGGGGGCGGATGGCCGGGGTGGCGATCTTGGCGCGCTCCTTGGCGCGGTCGATTATGCTGAGGGTGAACACGGCGTTCTGTGTGGTGGCGTTCGCTGCCGTGTAAGTAGTCGTCGCCACGTCCGCGTCGCTGTTTGCCGGGGCGGCAAGGCCGGTGGGACCAGGCGCGTTGGCCGCGTTCATATAATGGGCGATGTCGGGGTTGAACGGGGTTTGCAGGCCGGTGTACTTCGTGTCGATCAGCGCCGCCGGGACGTTGCCGCACAACTGGTTGAACCCGCTGAAGTCAATGCGGTCCGCCCACCAGTCGCGCAACCCCGACATCGCCTCTTCGCGCAAGCTGTAGGGAACGCGCTGCTGTGACATGCGGCCGTTGGCGCGCACCGCGTGGCGGAGCTGGTCGATGACGAGAGCGTCGGTGTAGGTCGATAGCGCCTCTTCGTTGCCCTCGAGCGTGCTGTCGCCTTGGACGCCCCGGCCCTGCAACTGCATCCGCAAGCCGTAGGTGATCTTGTCGCCCGGTCCCTTGGTGGCCTCGTCCTTGATCTGGATGAGGCTGTCGACGGTGCTGCCCATGAACTTCGCGAGCCAAGTTTGCTTCAGGGCTTCGACGAACAGCTTCTTGGACCACAGCTTGACGGCTAGTGGGTCGTTAGTGGTGTAGACGGTTACGGCCATGGCGCGGACGCCTTTCGGGTGAGGGTGCGGAGGGTGCTTGAGGCACGGTCCGCCCGATCACGCGGGGCGTAGGCGAGGCAGCGATAACGGACGCTGGCACCGGGAAGGCGTTGGGCACGTCGCTCGGCGGAGGTTATACGCCTAACGGCACGGTAGCGATAGTGGCGATGTCAAGTGGAAAGTTGCACGCTGGCGGGGCTTCCCTTAGCCCGCGTGAAGTGCGATGGTTGCGGCGTTGACTTGGTAGGACACCCCGGCTTGCCCGAGCCATCTGCAAGAGGCAGAACGGCGTTACCTTCGGGTGACGCCGTTTCTGTTTGAGGCTCCTGCCAACGATAGCGCCCCTCGCCTACGGCTTCCCTCTAGCCCCCCATCAGTTCGCGCCCGGCCTTGGTCTGCAACGCGCGTTCGAACTCGTCGTTGGGCATCGCCGCCAACGCCGCCGCCGTCAGCCGCACCGCCGGGGCCGACCCGCCGGACGCGACCGGGCTGGCAAGCTGTTGCCCGCGCCGCACGGTCGCCATCGCCGCCGGCTCTTCGGTGTCCGCCTCCGGCGCGGGTTCGGCGGCCTTGCCGACGAAGCCCCGCGACTGC